TCCAACACCACTCCCAAATTCACAGATGCAAGAGAAAATCTGCTGTCTTTCTCAGCCCAATTCCTTCTTGGATTGCCTAAGAATCAGATTGCGGAGAATTTCTCTGCACTGTCTTTGTTAGAATCCATGTCAGCGAGTGATTTTCTGCCTTCTTCTCCACTAAACCTGGATGGGTTTTGGCAGAAAATCATCCTGGTTTACAAGCCATCTTCCCGTGGCTACCACATGCTTCCTTTGGGGGAGTATTTCCTTTCTCAAATAGTTGAAATCCAAAAAAATTCAGAAAAACACGAAAAACCAAAAACAATTTCTCATCTTTTTCAGACTTTTGTTTCCGCTGTCTTTTTTAATCAGACGGTTTTGGCCGTTGAAAATGCTTTCGCCCTTGAGCAGGTTGGCAAGTCCAAGAGTGGTGGGTTCGTTACTCACATATCCTGGTTTGACCCTACACTCGACAAGGGCATGTGTTGGCTTCAGATGGTTAAGGAGAAATGCCCTAGCCTTCTGCTCGTGTTTGACGAAGAATTTCCCGCTGCCCCTATGCAAGGAGGACTCCAAGTGTCAGAAGCCACGCTTGCTTCAATTGGGTTCGCTGCTGTCGTTTCCAGCAACCCACGCATTGTTTCTGATACATTCTGGGACATTGTGGCAATTGGAACGTCATGCCACCATGTTCAGCGGACCACCGTTAGTCATACACTTGAAGCCATTGGCAATTACGCAACCACCTATCATCTTCGAGGGATTGAGATTGCTGCCTTGACTGCAGGTCGTACCTGGATGGCACCCACTTCCACTGAAGTTAACATTTCCCATGTCAGAGTGTCAGTTGAGCCCGACAAGGTTCCTGCTGTTGGACCGCTCCCTAAAGCAAAGATAACACTTGATCCTGAAGTTGTTTGCAACAGGTTCTCAGCTGCCGGCGTCAATATGGCATTTGAGATGAACGCGATACATGCTGATGAAGTTGTCGACACCAAGCTCATTGGCCGCACCTGGCCTGCCTTTGGCAACACTGCACCAATGGTTTTCGGTGGCCAGCGACTCCCTGGAATAAAGCCGATACCTGCACCTGCTTACGCAGGACTCACCAGAGGCGTGGCTGACCAAAACGTCATGCGATCGCTTACTGCACTGTCCTCCATATATGGTAATGTGAAAGAAGGGATGATATCAGATGTGGCACGCACGTCAATCAAC